GGTCGATGACCGGCCGGGCGTTGCAGGCGTGCCAGAGCTTGCCGGAGTAGGCGCGGTTCGTGCCCGTCGACGGGAAGCGGTTGAGGTGGTATCGCTCGAACGAGGCGAAGGGCAGCGTCTTGTACTGGTCCTTGAGGGCGCGCTGGTCGATCCACGACGCCGGGTTCGCCTTGCGCCACACCTTCGGGTCGGTGCCGTCTTCCTCGTCGCCGGCTCCCACCCAATACACCCAAGCGCGCGGGTCGCCGGGCGCCTGACCACGAAACGGACGCGGCGTGCCCAGCGTGTCGACGAGCAGCTCCCACAGCGGCCCCTTGCGCTCCTTGCCGGCCGTCGTGATGGTGAGCAGCAGTCCGTTCTTGGTGCCGACCATGCCGGACAGCAGAGTCTCGCGCATGGAGGCGTCGCGGTGCACGTGGTACTCGTCGATGATCGCGACCTGGGGATGCCAGCCCTGGGCGGAGTCGGCGTTCCACGGCATCGTGCGGAAGATCGCGCCCGTCTCGGGCACCTCGATGACCTTGCGGTAGACCCTCGCGATCTTCCTCAGAAGCGGGTCCTGCAGGATGATCCGCTTGGCCTTGTTGAAGACGATGCCGGCCTGAATCATGTTGGACGCGACCACGTAGTACTCGCCCTCGTGCGTCGGCTCGGTGAACATGCAGGCGAGCCCGAAGCCGGCGACGCTCTGGCTCTTGCCCTGCCAGCGCGGTAGGCCCACGACGGCCTCGCGGTAGCGGCGCGTGCCGTCGCGATTCAGCGTGCCGAAGACAGGGCGGACGATGTTGCCCGACTGCCAGCCCTCAAGGATGAAGGGCCGGCCGGCGAGCGGGCCGGCGGTGTGGCGCACGTGCGTGGCGAGAAACAGCTCGATCAGGCCGGCGGCGGTTTCGCCCTTCTCTGTGAGTTCACGGACGGTGCGCTTGCCGGTGCGGCGAGCGGCCGGCTTCGCCTTGGGCTTGGAAGCCGGCCGGGTTGCCGCTGGCGTCTTGACCGGCACGTCACTTGCCGGTGGCGAGCCTGGCTATCAGCCGATCCCGCAGGTCGTTCACTATGCTGGCGCCGGCGACTTCCATGAGGCCGGCGCGGATGCGCGCGAGCGGGTTGAGGCCCATGACGTCGGAAAGCTGGCGCATCGTCGTGGCGGCGTCCTTCTGCACCTTGAGCATCGGGTTGGTGACGATCCTGCCGTCCGTCGTCTTCACGTTGAGCCCGAATCGGTGGATGTTCGCCGACGCCTCGGCGTGCACGTAGACGGCCTCGCAGTACGCCTTGACCAGGGGCGTGTCGGACCTCCGCAGGTGCCCGGTGTCCACGAGGTCGGTGACCACGACGCTCCACACCTCGCGGGCTGAGGCTGGCATCTCCTTCGGCGCCATGAAGGCGTCGACGTCGACGTCCGCCGGCACCACGGCGACCGCTCCCCGCATCTCGCGGTTGCCGGTGCCCCGGCGGGCGCGCTTGGGATCGACGGGCCTGCCTTTAGCCACTCTCCACGACCCATCCCACGAACTCGCCGAAGCGGAAGACCTCGCGGCCGGCCGGCGGGAAGTCGGGGCTCAGAGGGCGCTGTACGCCCTGCAAGGACAGCTCCTTCGCCACGATGTCCTCGGACGAGGTGCCGGTGGCGACCTTCCCGGCGAGCGTGACGCGGTGCAGGATCGTGCCCAGGTAGCCACCGGGCTGCTCCTGCTTGTCGACGATGACGATGGCGCCGCCGGGCTTGACGGCGGCCTCGAGCTCCCGCAGGAGTGTGATGCGATCGGGCACCGGCAGGAACATGAACACGAGAAAGGCCACGGCGACGTCGAAGGGCTCGAACGAGACGTCACGCGCGTCGGCGACAATCAGATCGCCGGGGCCGGCGTAGTGCCCGGCCATGTGCGTCGACGACTCGATCGCGATGAGGCGCGCCCGGCGCGCCCTGATCGTCGCCGCCATGGCCGTGCCGATGTTGCCGGTCGAGGCGCCGATGTCATAGATGAGGCCGTGGTCGGTGACGTAGTGCCGGGCGATGTGCGCGACCATGCCGGTCGCCAGGTCGTACCACGGGAGCTGCTCGCGCACGTGCGCGTCGAAGTGCTCGGCAACGTCAGCGTTCTCGAACGTCCAGTCCACGGGAATCTTCACGCCCATCCTCCGATCTCGGCGCGCTGGCGGAACGCCTCAAGCGCCGCGCCTGCGAGCCCCATGGTCGAGCCGTCCGGGTACGGCAGGTCGAACTCGAAACGGATCGCGGCCTCGAGCTTCTCCCAGCGCGGACGCAGAGGCTTGGTGGCGATGATCTGCACGTTGTGGACGCCCAGCGTCGTCTCGATGTGCGCGAACTCGGCGCCGAACAGAGACAGCGCCTCGGCCTCGGTGTGGAACTTCTGCGCCTTCGGGTTGCCGCTCGCCACGTCGCCGAGCGTCGTGTTCTTCTCCCAGTCGGCGAGGAAGACGACGAGCTGCGCGTGCTGCTTCACGGCGGACCCCCGGCTCACGGTCGAGCCGAAGGCCGGGTTGCTCACGTGCTTGAGCACGGCGTAGCAGGGCGTGTCCGGGTAGCAGAGGGCGGCGAGCAGGGTGACGATCTGCTCGCGGTCGCTCTTGAACGGGACCGATTGCATGACCGACGAACAGAAGACGCTCGTCCACACCGTGCCGTCCGCCACGCGCGCCAGCAGGTCGCGCGCCGTAGCCACCGACAGAGCCTTGTCCACAGCATCGCGGCCCTTCGGTATCAGGAACGGCTCGAAGGCGGTCGTGTCCACGCCGACCTTGCGCAGCAGGTCCGTCTCAACGAGGTGGCCGGCGCCGAAGTCGAGCACGGTCGTGCCGTGCACGCGCTTCCACGCGCGAGCGTGACGTGGGTTCGTGATGTCGATGTCGCCCTCGCCGGCGACCGCGAAGACGAAGCCGCGGCCCAGCTTGCTGCGGCGCTGGCGCGAGCGGCGGAAGGAGTTGTAGCGCAGCTCCTTCGCGTAGCGCGTGTGGATGTCGAAGTCCATCGTCAGCAGGTTGAGCATGGCCTTGGCGAAGTCGACCTCGGCGGCCTCGATCTGCACGCAGGCCACGGCCCCCGCGCCGCCGGCGGCCTCGTGCGCCAGCCGGCCGATGCCGTTGATGACCTCGAGGTCCGGCCCGACGATGACCGGCATCACGATGCCCTCGCCGGCGAACATCCGGGCCATGCCCCGGGCGTACGTGTTGGCGGCGAAGGTGTTGACGGCCAGCAGGTCGGCGACGGGCAGGTCGACGGGCGCGGCGCAGCGGAACACCTTGTCGGGCGGGCAGTCCGGCAGCGCCTCGGCAAGCTCCTCCACGCCGGACTCGAGGATCGCGGTGCGCAGGTCCGCCGGCGTGTCGGCGCGGCCCATGTCGTTCGTGCCCCGGTTGAAGGCGATGTTGAGCCCCTTGCGGTGAGCGAGGTCCATGGGGCGCGTGTAGAAGACGGGCACGCGCTCCCAACCCATGCGCTCCGTGGCGACGTAGTGGCGCTGGTGCCCGGACAGAATCTCGCCGTTGGCGTCGGCGTAGACGGGCAGGAGCCAGCCGAGCTTACGCAGTGAGAGCTCGACAAGCTGCAAGCGGTGTTCGTCGGCCTTGCGCGGGTTGTACGCCGATGGCTTGATCTTCGATGCGCGCACCACGTGGATGGTCACAGCCCCAGCCTCCTGCCGATCTCGACTTCAACGTCGGCGCGGGCCTCACCAGTCACGGATGTGATGGCGTCGTTCCACGTCACGAAAGCGTCCATGGTCACGGTCGTGTTGAAGCCGCCGACCACGACGCGCACGTGCTCCTCCGGGTCCGGCATGGCGTTGACGTCGGCGAGGGCGGCGGCGTTGAAGCCGAGCGCCTCCGGCTCATAGCCGACCGCCTCGAGCTCGAGCAGGGTGACGCCAAGGGTGTGCTCGTCCCACGTCGCCAGCTCCGCCGTGCGGTTGTCAGCCAGCGCGTAGGCGCGCACCGTCGCCTCGTCCCAGTCCTCGGGCACTTCCGTGACCACGATGGACTCCCACCCAAGCAGGCGCGCGGCCTCGAGCGTGCCGTTGCCGGCCACGACGATGAGGCTGTCCGGCTGGCGCCAGACGATGAGGGCGCGACGCTGGCCGAACTCGGTCAGTGAGGTGGCGATGGCCTTGAGAT